TAAGTTTTATTAAAGAACTAATAAGGGCACTGCTAGCAGACTTTGTCGAAGAAAAAATACAACCTGTAATAGATAAAGTAGACGAGAAGGCTGATGAAATAAAATCAATGATTATTGATAAATTAACGGCTGTACTTGAAAAACTGTTAGGCTCTTCACCTTTTCCGATTGAAATACCCTTTATTCCTTTTGAATTAGACTTTTTTGATTTTAATTTAGGTTTTGATTTTAGTTTTCCATGGTTTGACTTAAGCATATTCCAACTTGATCTACCCTTAGGCATAATAACATTGATTGTTGAATTTTTAAAGGGTGTAGTCACGATTGCGCAAGATGTGATTGCAGCTATAGTAAGTTCTGTCGATGCATTTATCGAAGCATTATCTAGTGGAATTCAAGCCATTTTAGAATTTATGGTTAATTTAGTTTTGGATCCACTAATTAGATTGCTAAAGAGAATTTGGCCAGATATTGAAAAATATACTATACCTGCTGCTCATTTTATTGCAATGTTCGAACAAGTGGTACCTCTTTTAATAGTTGCCATAGTTGGAGTTTTAATAGGGCCGGGTTTAATTACATTTGGCTTAGCAACCGCTTTATCATTGATTTAGTAGAAAGGAGACTTAATGACAAATTTTAATTTTAAAAGTTCAGGTAAGAAATTTGGTAGATCAGAAAATAACAAAACAACAATTAAAAATAACATTGATGATGAATTAGAACCCTTTGGAATACTGACACCACTTCAGCTTTCTCAAGATGATAAAAGTTCTCTCTTTAAAATGAGTTTTGATATTACTGAACAAATCAGAGATAATTTAAGAAATTTACTTTTAACTTCACCTGGAGAGCGACTAGGAAGATACGATTATGGTGCAGGATTAAGAGACTTAACTTTTGAAATGATTGCACAAAATGATGATTATGAATCTAAAATTATGGAAGTAATATCTGAAAATGTTGGCAAATATATGCCTTATGTTAATCTTAAGACGCTAACAACTGAAGACGTTAAAATAGAAACAATGTCAAGTGACAGACCTTTAGCTAAATTAATATTAGAAATAAAATATGAAGTGCCTGCTTTATCATTAACGAATCAAAAAATTGTTCTCGTATTATATGTAGCAGGATAATTAATTTTAAGTCTAAGGAAAGGGAAATAAAATGGCGACAAATGTTAAGAAAGATTTAAAAAAAGCTAGAGATTTAAGTTATCTCAATAAAGATTTTGACAGTTTTAGATCAGACTTATTAGAATATTCTAAGATTCATTACAGTGATGTTATTAAAGATTTTAGTGAGGCAGGTCTAGGTGGTTTATTCTTAGATATGGCAGCTTACGTAGGTGATGTTATGTCATTTTATCTAGATCACCAATTTAGCGAATTGAGTTTGGAAACTGCGATAGAAGATAAAAACATTATCCAGCATATTAAAGATGCAGGAGTAAAAATAAGAGGGGCTAGCCCTAGTTTTTGTGAAGTCGAATTAATACTTTCAATAGCAGCAGAAATTAAAAATGGAGTTTATAGACCAGCTGAAGCACAGCTTCCTATAATTAAAGCAGGTACAATTGTATCGTCAATTGATGGTATTGATTTTGAAGTTTTGGAGGATATTGATTTTTCTGAAACTGATATATACGGCAATCTTAAAGCAGAATATGTTGTTGACTTTGTTGATGGTCAAAATAATCCGACAATTTACTTGGTAAAAAGGAATGCTGTTGTATCGAGCGGGAAAACCAATACAGAAACTTTCACATTAGGCACATATGTTCCGTTTAGAACAATAACTTTAAGTAATTCAGACGTCACAGAGATATTATCAGTAAAAGACAGCGAAGGAAACATATACTATGAAGTAGATAATCTTTCTCATGATATTGTTTTTAATGCAATACCTAACAAAGAGGAGGATGAAGACAAGTCAGGCTTCAGTTTGACTTTAGATCCAGCGCCTAGAAGATTTATTACAGAAGTTAATTATGAAACCGGTTTGTCTAAAATTAGATTTGGGTCAGGGAAATCAGAATACGAAGATGAGGAAGTAATTGAAGACCCGACAGACTATGCACTACCTCTCTATGGAGAACGTTTGAATTTTAAAATTAATGCAGTAGATCCAGGTAATTTATTAGAAACAAAAACTTTAGGGATATCCCCCCAAAATACTACGTTAACTGTAAGATATAGATATGGTGGAGGCGTTAATCACAATGTTACGCCTAGATCGATCAATACAGTTAAAACAGCAATTATGGAATATAAAATTAATACTTCACCAATTATTCAAAATTCTGTGACTAACTCTTTAATAGTTAATAATCCTAGAAGCGCTAAAGGTGGAGAATCTAGACCGTCTTTAGAAGAATTAAGAAATATAGCATTTAGTGCTAAGTCTAGTCAAGCAAGAATTGTAAATGTCCAAGATTTACTTTATAGAGTGTACACAATGCCAGCAAAATTTGGAAAAGTCTACAGAGTTGGTGTTTCAAAAAATCCAGTATCCAATAGCGTATTAATACATGTTGTAAGTAGAGATAATAGAGAAAAGTTAACATTAGCCAATGATACACTCAAAGATAATATTGCACTTTATATTAATCAATACAGGCTGATATCTGACAGTTATGATATTGTCGACGCAGCAATTACAAATATATCGATCGAATATATTATATCTGTAGAAAATGGATATAACAGTAACGAAGTAATATCTAGATGTAATTTATTTTTAAGAAATTATTTAGATACCAAGAATATGCATATTGATATGCCGATCAATAAAACCGATTTGACAAATTTGATAATTAACGCAGAAGGTGTTGAATCTTTAGCCGGTATTCGCGTTATAAATAAACGAGGGTCACAAGAAGGTAGGGTTTATTCAAATGTATCATTTAGCCCAAATGAAAACACAAGAAGACAAAAAGTTTATCCACCCACAGGCGGGATATTTGAAGTAAGATATCCTGAAGCTGATATTAAAGGAGCAGTTTTATAATGTATAGAATTATTTCAGGAAGTAAAGACACATATATAACTAATAGAATAATCAATAATACATTTAGAGCGACTGATGCAAATGTAGGTTTGGCTGGGACATTAGATCTTTTCAAGCTTTATGATGAATCAACAATATCAGGAGAGACGTCACCTATTGAATTTTCTAGATTATTAATTAAGTTTGATTACGGTCCTATACAAACATTAATTAATAACGGTGAAATAGACATTGATAGTAATTCTTTTAATGTAACTTTAAAGCTTAAAGACGTTTATGGGGGTCAAACAACTCCTGCTAATTTTAAGATTATCGCAATGCCTTTAGCTAAAAATTTTGATGAAGGTAAAGGAAGGGATATAGTTAATTTTGCTGATGTTGGCGCTACAAATTTTATAACTGCATCATATTCAAATGGATCAGCAAATGCATGGGATATATCAGGTGCACGTGCTTCTGGAAGTTTAGGCTCTAGTAATTTAGATGTTTATATTAGTGGGAGTTTAGCTGGACCTAGTGGAACAAGTATTGTTAATTTAACTGCAGAAAAATATTTTGCGACAGGAAAAGAAGATTTAGAACTTGATATAACTACCGCGGTATCTGCTTCCCTCTCAGGGCAGATGACTAATCATGGATTTGTAATTGCATATTCCGGATCGTATGAAACTGATGCAAAAACATATTTTGTAAAAAGATTTGGATCAATAAATGCGTCAAATATCTATGACAGACCTTCAATGATAGTAAAATATGATGATAGCATATTAGATAATCATAGAAATTTTGTTTTTGATGTTACCGGATCCTTATTTTTAAATAATTTTCATAGAGGCGTAAGAAGTAATATTCTCTCAGGCACTAGTGCAACGCAAGTATCTGGTTTGGATTGCATGAAATTAATTCTCAAATCTGGTTCATATGCTAGTACGCATTCTGTATCACAACATAAAGTGGGCAATAATTTTAAAACTGGAATATATTCAGCATCTTTTGCAATTAGCGAATACCATGCTGACTTAATTCATAATGCAAAGTCAGCCAGGTCAGCTTCATTTACACAAATATGGTCATCAAATGATTTAACAATAGGTTATCTAACCGGATCTTTGATTATTGAATCTCCTTTTAGAAGTTCTTATGATGGATCGATAGAAAGAATTCTTGTAACATGTAAGAATCTTAAATCAAATTATAGAAAAAATGACAGAGTGAAAGTTAGAGTTTTTGTTGAAAATAGAAATGAAAAAGTTATATTTCAAAAATTACCTACAGAAAAATTATCTGAAGTATACAATAACATGTATTTTAGAGTTGTTGATGTACAAAAAAATGAAGTAGTAATTCCATTTGATACGAATAGAAATTCTACCAGGTTATCTTCTGACTCTGACGGTATGTTTTTTATGATTGATATGGATAGTTTAACTCCGGGAAGAGCATATAAGTTTGAATTTCTAATTAGAGACTTTGATAATGACTTTTTTGTTAACGATGCTTCTGGGAAATTTATTATTAACAATTAAGGATAAAAGTAATGAAAAAGAGTTTAACATTAGGAAATACAAAATTATTTGATCCTTCAGTTAAAAGAAATGAGAATTTTTTTAGTGATGAGGCTTTTTCAGATTTTGATTTTAAATCTGACAATGATCTTTTATTTGAATCTAAAAGAGGTACCTCTAGATCAGGGCAATCATCAAAAACTTCGAAGTTTGGAAAAATATATTCAACTAGAGAATTAAATATTGATTTTTCTAAATTTGAAAATCATACTTTTTTTGATTCTGCTGTTTCTAAAACAAATATAGCATTTGATCGAGTCATCAATAAGTTTCCTTTTGATCAGAGAAAATCTGATATTGAAGATTTTAAAAATGACGGAACAGGTTATGAAAATTATGTTTATGATCAATTTCCAAAAAATAAAGGTTTTATTCATTTCATATCAGCATCAAATCAACACATAGCCATCAAAGATTTGTCTGGGTATTTATATAGTACTGATAATGAAAAGAAAACCAATAATCCTGTATTCTCTCCGCTCAAAAGGGGTTTTACTACAGAATTTTGGTTAAGAGTCCCAGAAGAATCAAATCAAGAATCTATCGTATGTCAACTTATTGATACTAGTCGTGCAGGATTTTCTATATCTTTAAGCGGGTCATCTGATTCGGCAACAAATTGCAATTTAAGTTTTACTGTGATTAGCGGGTCTAATGCAGAGACAATTACCACTTCATTAAAAAAAGGTGAATTCAAGTTTATATCTGCAGTTTATGACAACAATAAGAAGAATTCACAAATTTATATAGATTCCCAACTTAAAGTTACTTCGTCATTTAGAGATTTTGATAACTTAGAAATGAAATTGTCTGACTTTTTAATTGGATCAGGAAGTTCGTACACAGATGATGATGTTAATAGCACTACTTTTTTACCGCTAACAACCTTGTCAGGGGCAATTGATGAATTTCGTTATTATCATGGTGCAAAAGGTATTACACAAATTCAAGATACACAATACACATCTACTTTTTTAGATGCAGAAGATAATCTAGATTTAATACTATATATGAAATTTAATGAACCTGCAGGATCATACACAGGTAATAGTATTGTTTTGGATTATTCAGGAAATAGTTTGCATTCTCAAATAACAAATTTCAGTGTAGCAATGAGAAATTCAGGGTCAGTTGCTACTATTCCTATAAAAAAAGAAAAATTATCAGATTGTCCAGTACTTTTTGCTGATAATTCAAATGTAAAATCTTTAAATACAAACTTATTGACTTCTGCATCACTTTATGATGAATTTAATCCTAATTTAATTACAAAACTTGTCCCAGTACATTATTTTCTAGAAGGACAACAAGAAGAAGGTTTTTCTAACTTGACAGGAAGTTTAGGAAATTCTTATGTAGGCGGTAATTTACCTAATACGGGTAAGTTAGGTTCTGGGCAACTATTAATGTCATTTCTTCTTATATGGGCAAAGTTTTTTGATGAAATAAAGATAAGTATTGATGCTATGGCGGATATACTTCATGTATCGTATGATGATTTTGAAGGTTCTTCACCAAATTTTTACAAATTAATTGCTGAAAATAGAGGAATTAGACTTCCTAATATCATTGATAGCAATATAAGTTTTGATAAATTCCAAGATGGAATTAATATTAATAACACAGGAACTACTTCTGTGTATTCTCTCAATGATTTTCAAAATGAAATCTGGAAGAGAATCCTTATCAATATCAGACACATTTATAAGGAAAAAGGAACAAGACGATCATTTCAATCATTGTTCAATACACTAGGTATTGATTTTGATAAGTACTTTTCTTTAAAAGAATACGGAGGTTCTAGATACCATTATTTAAGTGACTTAAGAAAAGAAGATAAGAAAGTTATTAAATTTATTGACTTAAGTGGTTCCTTTGCAGTTAGAAGTGATGCTGATAAAGCAGATATCGATGCGCAAGGTTTAAGCAAAGGTACCTCCGGAATTAATTCAGCACCTTATTTAATATCTCCTTTTTTATCTAGTTCTAGAATTGAAACCGGTTTTCCCGATATAGACGGAACATACGTTCAAAAAAATATATTTCCTCCGCATGGAATATCTAATGCAGTGTCAGATGGTTTGTTGACATCAGGATCATTCACTTATGAAGGAATATACAAATTCGTAGGAAGTCACCATGTAACACAAAGTTTAGTTAGACTTCATGTAACAGGAACAGCTGCACCAAGTTCAACATCTGGAGGAGTCTTAACAAATCTAATTGCAATTAATGATGGTAATAATTCTAAAATCAAGCTTTACGTTAAACCTCATGTTTCTTCTGTTGAAAATGATTTTTTAGAAATGCAAATAACTAGTGCTAGTCTATTTGATGGTAACCCGTGGTATGTAAGTTTTGGAAAAATAAGAAATGATGACAATATATTTTATAATTCTGTTGATATTAAAAATACACCATCAAGTAGTTTCTTTTTAAGATGTGGAAGATTAGATAGCGGAAGAAAAAATGTTTATTTTACAACATCAAGTTTTTATAATGAAAAATCAAGAAAGAATAATCAAACTAATTATTTTAATTCTATTGGCACAACTTTAAATGCAAGTGGTGCATACGCCTTAATAGGATCCCAATCAATCACTGAGTCTCCTCGTTTTTTAAATTCTGATCAAGTTGAAAGTGAAGCCAGATATACAAATTTTTCTGGGCAAGTAAGTGGAATTAGATTCTATAGTAAAGCAATCACAAAAAAAGGTTTCAAAGAAAGAATAAACAATCCTTTTTCTTTGTCTGTAAAGGATCCTATAAGAAATTATAATCATACGACAAAATTAACCGGTTCTTTTGGAAAACTACGCTTAGATAATACAGTTACACGACAAATAACAACAAGTTCAAACGCTTCTGGCGAAATTTCTATATTTGACAATTCACAAAATAATTTTAATTTTACCGGTAAAATGTTTGAAGCTTCAAAAAGAATATTGAAAACAGATCAAATTAAATTTACACGTGTTTCATATGACTTTGATCAAAGAATATCTGATGACAAGGTAAGGGTAAGAAGTTACGAATTGCAAAAGAATTTAGAAAATTCTATATACTCAGTTAAAGCACCTCTATATGAGATACCTGAAAAAGATAAAAATGATAGTGATAAAAGAATTAGTATAGATTTGAGTGCAGTTAAAGCTCTTAATGAAGATATTGTTAAAATGTTTGAAAACTTAGAAGTTTTTGATGAATATTTAGGCGATCCTCGTGATGCTTTTGAAGATTCTTATATAGACTTAGAAAAAGCGAGAGAGGTGTATTTTAATGATCTTTTGCAAAAATTAGATTTAGAAGCACATACTAAATTTTTTACATGGTTTGACAATAGTTTTACTGATCTTTTGCTTAGCTTGGTTCCTTTAGAAACAGTATTTTTAGGCGTAAATTATGTTATCGAGCCACATATTTTGGAGAGAAATAAAATAAGATATAATTATAATCATCAATATTTGATAAATTCAAGAAATATTAGTGACGATAATCAATTTGGATAAGTAAAAAATGACAACATCAATAGTAATCGGTACCAATAAACTTACTGAAAATAATCAAAGTGTATCACAAAAAGATAAGCAATTTAATGAAGACAGTACTACGTCTTTAGGTGTAAGCGTTGGAAGGAATATAACAATATCTAAACAATCAACGCAAAATGTGTCAGGAGTTAAACATGTGTTTTTTCCTGCATTAAATAACAATAACAGATACGGAGAATCAACATCAGTTGATGCTTTATCTATCGATGCAAATTTAGAATCCAAGTCTTCACAAGGAATTTCAGTTAAAAGATTTAATGACACGCAGGGTGATAACCTCCCTTATCTTTATATTGGAAATATGCCGTATCCAAACACAGTTCATGAAAGATTTACACCTTTCTGGAAAGCTGATATGTACGGAATTCAAGAGCATATTATAAAAAATGATCAATTTTTGGTTTTTGATGATTTAGTGCAAGAATATTCCAATCAAAATTATATAAATAAATCAAAAAGTGAGCAAAGTTATATTTATCCAGCATTGAGTGGATCTCGTTATTCTAGCGAATTTGATACAAATGCAACAATTGAAATATTAGAAATAAGATCAGGATTGATTGGCCCGAAAAGGATAAATACGTTAATTGGAAGTAGCGATATAATTCACAGAGGATTTTTTAGTGGTATATCATGTGATTTAATGGGTGATAATGAACAATTAAAGAAAGGTGGGAATGTTATTATAGACAGCAAGATTGATGTTAAAGAATTAAACTTAGTAAATAATATTCCTTATAATGACTCAAAACAAAAAACTTTTTTAAACAATAAGCTCAAACCAATAAGTTACGATGGTTTATACACGAGGTCCTTGCAACCTTTTAATGACAAAAGATCAGAAGAATATTTAGACAACAAATATGATTTTGCAGGAACAGATGATAGCATGAAAAATTTACTTTATGGAAATGGAATAGAAGCACCTTACTCTAGGATGAGTGAAATAGGCACAAGATATCAATCTGCTACGTCAGGTTTTGTTTATGATTCTACGACAATAGGAAGTACAACACTAGGAACAGATTCTATCGCATTTGGTGGATTGAAAGGAGGATAGAATATGCCTAAAATTACAACAAGCACAACAACAAGTTTGGCCAAATCAATAAAAGCAAACGATACAACGAATGAAACACTTGGATTGGCTACAACATCCCTTTCGGGTTTTCCAACATCAACAATTAATGTTAATGGATTTACAGTATCTTTTTGGGTTAAACTAGACGGATCTAGCTCAGATGTAAGACATGTTTATCATGACGATACAAGGTCAGGAGTGCATGGAGGTGTTTGGTTCCAAACAGCAAATCAGTTATATTTTAGAGCAGTTAATTCTGGAGGAGCGTACGGTAGATATTGGTCAATTGATATTGCAGATTATCAGGAATGGGTTCATGTCGCAATAACTTGGGACGGCGACATGAACAATGGTGATACAGAATTGTTTGTTAACGGTGTTTCTCAGGGTGCAGGAACCAATGCACTCGGCACAGGGTCAGGAACAACTCAGGCAATAACTGACTTATACATTTATGATAAACAAGGTGTTTTAGATGGTTTTGAACTAAAAGGTGCCCTTGTCGACTTTGCAATGTGGAGTAAGGAATACACTAGCTCACAAATTCAAAACATTTATAATGGTGGCATTTATAATGATTATTCAGAAATGGGAGGTGTATACACACCCAACCTAATATTATGGTATAGACTAGGTGAAGAATCAACAATTAGTAGTTTAACAACAGGCGATAGCTTAAGCGCAGGAACACAATTTGCTGCAGCACATACTAGATCAGGTGTTAGTGGCGCTACGCTTACAGCACAGTCTAATATAGATATGGAAATTGTAGAAGGTCCATACCAAGTAACAACAACGACAACAACAACTTTTTCCGGAATAACTAGTGATACGCCTAGAAGAACATTGAGAGCAAAGGATGCAGTAAGTGGACAATATCCTACTATCGCTAGAACTGGCGATTCTTCTAGAATGGGAAATTTTAATATTAATTTTGATGATAGGAATACAATTGTATTTGAAGAAAATACTACACTTCTTGAATATCCGCATTTAGGACTTTATCAGTCTTCTCATCCCCTCTTAAAATCAAACGCTTCAGCACATTCTACAACAAATTCTGGAGTTATAGTAACAACAGGAAGTTTGGTCAAGGGTATCTCTGATGATTACTTATTAAAGGGTGATAGGGTATTAATAGGGTCAAGGTTAGAAAATGATTTAATAGCCAACGGCGAAGCTCTATCAGGATCTGTCAATATTACTCCATTTGATGAAAGTAGAATTAATTTAGGAACTAGTACATTTTACATGACAGGAACTGCAGAAGACGTCTATCCTGGTTTTAGTAGTCGTCTTCACGACAAAACACAAATCGTCATTGATATGACAGCAAATGAGACGACATACTTTGGAAATACTAATAAATCAAATGATTCTTCTAGTCCTTACTTATATCAGTCCGATACTTCAGATGTAAAACAACCTTATATGGGTTATTACAATCATATACTTAAAAGATGGGAATCTATAGGTCAAGGTTTTGGAATGAACCAGACGTATGGTACAGAATCAAATTTAATCGATATAGTAAAAAAAGCTCAAATTGGATTTGATGGTTGTATTGCAAAAATAGCTACAGGATCAGATCAAACAGGTAATGATTATCGTCTTTTTAATAATGATACACTTAATAGTACAATGAGGCCTATTTCGACTTTTGGTTTTCCTTTTGATGGAAGATATCATGCAACTGGGAGTCAAATAATTGACATGAGTCAATATATTAATGCACCTTTTGTTGTTGAAAAAGTTGTTTTTGAATTTAACGCACTTATAGAAACAGGTGATAGCCCAGGTACTGGTGATACTGACACAAATGGTTATAGATTAGGAGCAGGATATGGAGACCCGTCAGGCATAGGTAATTCTACAGATAGTATTTTTACAAATGTTGAAATTAGAAACTATAACTTTTTCTTGTTAAGACAATTTGAAAGTAAATTTGAAAAAAGTTGGGAAATAATTACAGGATCTGGAAGTCCTACTAATGAATCGGGTTTTCGATATGGAAAATTTACAGTAACAAGTAGTATTCCCGGGACTTTTGGGTTAGGAGGCGATAGTAGCACAATTACATTGGTTAAAGATGAAAGAGAATTAATCACATATGGACAACTTATTGATTATCATGTTGATGCATCAAACCCTCTTACAAATGGATCAGGTTTTACAAAACAAGACGTTTTAAATAGTCCTCTTATCGCTGGGAGGGATGCAATATTTGAAAGAGAAACAGCATCTTTCGGTCAAACATCAGGTTCATCTTTAACGGGAAGTTTTATTGTCCCTTGTAATGTTAGGCATACTGCAGGAATACTTCCTGCAAATAGAATGAGAGTTTACACAACAAAAGGGACAGTAACTGAACTAGCTTTATGGATGCAAAATAGATATTCTAGTAGAGGTAGAGATACTTTAGATAAGTCCTCTAGAGCTTTAGTTAATGGTCATGGTTCAGTTTATAAAGGAGTTACTGAGAGATTACAACCTTTTTCATCTACAGAAGAGGCATTTCCAATAACACCTTCAGCAGCTGAAACGCTGGATGATCATTCTCCCTACGTTTTGTTTCCGCAAGATAAAATCATTATAGGTTTTCAATATCCGCCACCTGAAAATTTAAAAACAGCTGGGGGTGTATTTGATGATGTTAGATTAAATAGAATGGGTTTTAACGGACCAGGAAAAATTACATTATACGGATCGCAAATTAAAGAAAATAAAGAATTTCATGACACGTTAAATCAAAACTTGACAACCTTAGGTGTCCATGAGGCAATTCATTATGATAACCCAACATTAGATCAATTTTTAGTTGCAACAGAAGCTGAATACAGTGGAAGCTATATGGATACATATGTTAAGGGTGGCATTGGATCAGTTGCTAGAAGTATTGTGGGGACAGGCGGTAATGAAATTAGCGGATCTTTGCAGAGATTTAGAGGATTTGATAATAGACAACAGAGATATTATGATTCTGTGTTAATTGATATTGAATCTATGTTTAAAGCTGATGGTTATAAGATGTTAGATGGAACAGCAATAGGGTTGTCTGATCCAAGAATTAGATTAGGGTCTATTACAACAGTAAGTTCTGGAGAATTTGTTCATAATTCTTGGCATGCAATATTTCCTTTTGAACCTCGTTATCATAATTCTGCTAAAAAAATATCACAAAAAATTTATCTTTATCATGTAGGAGCAGAAAATGATAGTACAGGAAATTTATTTAATCGCTCCAATTTTAGTTTTTTAGGAACAGATGTTACAACTGACGCAGATTTAGAAAAAAGATTTTTTAATTCGTCATTTGCTGCTTTTTCATTTGGATCCGGCCAAAGAAACATGTTTAAATTTGTTAATGGCACTACACGTTTACATCGTCCAAAAGGGTTTAAATATGGTATTATTAATGCATTACCACAATTTACCAAAAATATATATCGAGGTGATAAATTTGGTCAAAGAGCAGATATGTTAGAACAAGCACAGGATAGCAGGTTTTTAGTAGGTAGCAGTTTTACTTCTGATGGACCGCTAAGAATTAGATTTGTTTTAGATGATGATGATAATGACCAATATGTTTATTTGAATGAAAATGAAATCATAAATAATACGTATGAATCATCAAATCTGAGCATATATGCAACTTCTTCACTTCCGTTTTTTGATGATGAAACACCTAGAAATAGAGATTATGATAATATAAGTTTACCTAGTAGTATTTTAGAAGTTGTATCAACTTAGAGGTAACGACTAATGGCAAAGAAAAAAATTAGAGGAAAAACTATTAAATTAGCTGATGCAAATAAAGCTGATTATATAGTTCGAAAAAATGATGGCATCAATATTGACACTGTTACATTTCCTAGCGACGTTCAAATTGGACTAGCTTCAGGAAAAAATAGTAATTTAACTGTCACGGGACAAATCAAAGGATCGATTCAAGAAACAAAAGATGGTTTGCCATATCTTGTTGCAGGTACAGGTATAACAATTGCCACAGGATCTAACGGTCAGGTGACAATAGAATCTTCTGGAGGTGGAGCATCAGGAGATATAACAAGTGTAATTGCTGGTAATGGTTTAACAGGAGGAGGGTTAACTGGAGATGTTACACTTAATGTTGGATCTGGAACAGGAATAGATGTAGGGGGAAATTCAATCAGTGTTGATGTTTCTGATTTTATGTCTAATGGAGCAGCTAATAGAATACTGACAGCCACGGGCCCAGATACAATGCAAGCAGAGTCTTTGTTATTATTTGACGGGACAACACTATCTGTGCCTAATAAAATTAAAGTTTCTGGGGATGTACATTTAACCAACACTGATCCATTTCTTGTCACAAATAGCACAAATTTAAAAGTCCAGTCATCTGGAAGCATATGGGCACAAATTGATGATGGAGGAGATAAAACTTCAAGTTTCAGAATATATTCAGGCTCGCAAATAATAATGAATGTCGAAAGTAGTAACTTTTCAACAACGTTTCCTGCCGGAGATATTTTTATAACAAATAATAATGACTTAAGATTAAATACAGGCGGAACAATAGTCTTAGATAATAATAGCGATTCTGAAGTATACCTCAGCTCTTCAAGTGGATTATCTTTGGACATTGACAGTAATAATATCCTTAATTTATACGCAGACAATAATATAATTCATTATTTAGGAGATCATCAGGCTGGAACGTATTCTAGAAATTCTTTTAATGCAGGAAACAACACGTTTAACGTGGACAATGATGATATGGACTTTAGAGTGCATACAAGCAACTATGAAGGTACATTCTTTGTTGATGCCGGCGACGATACTGTAATAATAGGCGCACAAGATTTTGATTCAACCCCAGCAGCTTCAGAGCTTCTTTCAAAGGGTTATGGTAACGATGTTAAAATAATGTTGTCTGGGACTTATGACTCTAAGGACAGTTCGACCCGAGGTGTTGTTTTAATGACAGGTGACACAACAGTTTCCGGAAACTTGTATATAGCAGGAGACACTTCCGCAAAAAGAAAAATCTCATCGATCGGATCAATGGAAATTAGGTCTATAGATGGGACAACTTCTGTTGTCGGAGATAACAATGTTAATGTTTGGATTGGTTATGATGGAGCAGGTTCAAATCAATCATTTTCCATTTATAAGGGCACGGGAGGTTATGAGCAAATATTTGTTGTTAGTGAAGACAAATCAGTTAGAATATTTGGTGAACTAGATGTTGAAAGTAATTTAGTTGTTCATTTAGATTACGACTCTGATAATTCAAATTCTTATTTTGGAACTAAAAATGGAGGCGGAACTTTTAATCAGGTTTTTTATGAAGATGGAAGAGCTTATTTTAATTATAGTAGACAGTCAACAGGAAATTTTATAGTCAATGGAGATAATGATTATGGATTAATATTTGTAGATGCTGGAGAGGACGCTGTTGCTTTAGGTAGTGCAATAGATATAAATCCTAATTGGTCTGAACTTACAGAAACCGGAACAGATGTTAAAGTATTATTATCAGGAACAATCGGTTCCAAAGATGGTTCAACACGAGGGGTTACATTAGCAGCGGGTGATTTTGCTGCTTCTGGGAGCATATACACGGGAGGCAACTTACTTTCACTAGATAGTACATTGGCTTTAAATGCTAGTTCTGAAGTTAGTTCTTTTGTATCTTCAAATAAAAATGCCACATATTCAAGTGCAACTGAGTTTAATACAAATCGAGCTGATGTTGATTTTGAAGTTAATACAGATGATTATTATGGTACATTTTTTATTGATGGTAATGACAATACAATAATAATAGGACATGAACTATTTGACAGTTCCCCATCAGCATCAGAAGTTTCCGGATATGGTAATGATGTTAAAATTATGTTATCTGGATCTGCCGGATCAAAAGATACTTCTAATAGAGGTGTTGTTTTAGTGACAGGTGATTTAGTTGTCTCAGGGACTACTCATTTAACTAATTTAACCAGCCCGGGAAGCATATTATCATTTAGAAATTTTAATACAGTAAATGCAGAAGACTTTGATGTGCCTACAAGTTTTAACTTTATAGAAGGGATCACTTCTGGAAAGGCATACATAACATTTGATGCACCTTCAACAGGAAACGTTGAGTTAGAATTTAGTGTCTACGTTGAACAAACTGGTGCTGGCGCTGACTTGTTTATGGCATTATCAACAAATGGATCTACATGGACAACTATTTCAAATACAGATGTAAAAGTTTTTGATGGAGATGAGAATGACGATGGATATCGAACATTTAAATGGATTCTTACCGGTCTAACCTCTGGAACTTCTTATACATATTATTTTGGGGCAGAGTCTAATAGTAGTACTGGTATTGACCTTAATTGGGGAAAAGCTTCTGCTGCTATTGGTTACCCACCTTTAATAATGAAAGCAACATCACTTCCAAATACTATTACGTAGTTTTTTTAGCAGGGTATAATTATAAATTATGGGAATACTAAACAAAAAAGAGAGAATAATGGATACGATCATAACTGTTGAAGGACGTCGACAGTTTGGGCGTGGTAATTTTAGACCTGAATTTGCATCTTTCACAGATGGGCAAGCGTTTTACGAAACTGATGTAGTGAGTGGTTCTACAGATGCTAGAGATAGAATACTTTTTGAAGCAGTCAGCTTACCAGCAGATAAAATATTTTTAGAGTATGATGATTCAGGTAGACTACTAGGAAGTCCTGATGTTAAAATTAATATTGCAGGTAATTCCGGAATATTTCTCAGAGATGATAACGGAAATTATAATTTAGCGAACAATAGCAATTTTACAACGTTAGCAGAAACAATGGTAACAGGTGCAATTGATAATTTAAATAGACATCAGCTACTTGGTTCTTATAAACCTAATGATGTTAATGATTTTTCTTTTGATCTAACAGAAGAAAATATTGATTTTGTAATTGACAACATAACGCCTTTTGGTAATCTACCTAATAAAAACTCTAAAGAAATAGACGCAATGCAACCTTTCCTTTATGACAAAAGGTTGAATCATTTACCACAATTCCAATTTTTGCCGCCTGTTAGATCTTCAGATAATAAATTAGTAAGCCTTTATGATGATTTAAATGATCGATCAATAATAACTTTTCAAGACTTAATTAATGATATCGGTGAGTTACCATTAGAAAATAAAAATGCAGAATCTGAAAAAGATTTATTAAGTCAATTTGGAAATTTAGAAGATTCTTTTGTTAATGCTGCTAAACAAAATACTAATCCAAACATAGGATACCCAAGAGAATCAGTTAAGTTTGTTGATACAACATTATCAAACAATATTTTTGCTCAATGTTTTGAAATTAGATCAGAAAATAATGAAAACTACTTGGAAAAGTTAAGTGTTATTGATTTCGGAACTTTTAGAGATAATTCAGACAAAAATAGACCTGACAAACATGTGTTTTTTGTGGGCAAAGTTAAAGACGGTGTTGGTAATATGCCTACTTTTATTAATTTATTTACTTTGGTATTTGACTAAAGATAGAATTTTGGAGAAAATAATTAATGCCTATTCGAGTTAAATTTAATCAAAGCGTTATAAACAAAAATAATAGAAAGTTAATTCTTACGCCTAATGAGACTAATGAGCATGTTGTTGTTTTTCTTAATAAAAATAACAAATACGAATTTTTAATTCCATTAAGAGTAGATTTAAAAGAAAGTATAAATAAGAACTTTACTTTTGAAATGGAAATACAAAATAATTTACAACTTAAAAAACCAACGATTGTTAATGAATCAAGTTTAAGTCCATCAACAGAACATTTAGATAAGTTTGGAATGCTACCTGGTCAAATTAATCAAAATTCTAGAACTGTTGAACGAATTAAAAAGCGTAAAGAAAAATTAGAAAGATATGAAGGAATTAACAATTCAAAAGGAAGAGATAAAAATTTAGGAGAAAATAGTTTAAGATCTAATTCTGACAGAAAATTTCAAGGAAAATATGGATCTAATGACAAAGTTAAGCAAAAAATTAAAAAAGATATAATATTAAATAATGTTCATGAAGCTCAAAAAGTGCAACGTGATATTGTTTTATTGAATAAAGCTAAAACGATTAAAAAGAAAAAAATCGACTATACAAAAAAAATATCTAATAAAAAAGTAAAAAATATTGTTCGTAAAGATAAATCAGATGATGAAATATTTGGTTATAAAAAGTCTTATAAGCTAGGTAAGCCTAACAATCCTGGTATTGACATGTCGTCCCCTATTTATATTTCAAATATCGACATAGGCGGTAATATAACAAATACCGGTCAAAATAATATTAATAATAATCCGGATATTAAAAACAATAACATAAAAAATCAGTCCACAGAAGTTTTATTAAATAATCAATATCTTAAAAAACAAGATCCCGCTGTTCTTTTTGAAGGCGTACCAACACATCGTTCTGTAAAAAATGTTGATCGAGGTACAAAACCAAAATTAGGTGTTAAAAGCTCTGGTAAGAAAAGAACAACTTTAGATAAAATTAACGTTTCTAAATCTTTAAAAGATAACACAAAACCACCTGGGCTTGATCTAGTTAATCGAGCTGTAGGTAGCGGTAATCGTTCTATAAGAACAGGAATTAAAGGCACAGGAAGCTTTGATATTACAGGAAGAAAAAATAAAAAAGTCAAAAATAATCAAAAACCATTTGTTTATTCACAAAAAGAAATTAATAGAAAAACACTGATTTATATGAATTATGTTTTAGAAGATGATCATCTCTTTGGTGAAAAAGTAAATCTTGTTTTTAAGTGTATTAATAGAAAAGGTTTAGTCCTTATGGATAAAATCTTTACACTAAATGCATTAGACATTATTGACAAGCAAACATCAATACCAGATTTTATGCCGAGCTTAAGTGTGACGAAAAATAGACACGCAAATTTTGCGCGTGTTGAAGTTTTTAATAAGTCATCTAATGATATAAGATACAAAATTTATAGAAAAGTCCTAGAACCATCAAAAAGTATTCAATCTTTAAATTATTCGCTAATATTAGAAGGAACTGTCAAAGCAAAGTCGTCAAATAGAGAAAAAATCGATCAGTATCACAACTTAGATTGTTTGTATCGAATGACATATGAAATATTTGGAAAAGAAGACAGCATAGAATACGCAAATTTTTCAAATGATGTTTCGTTAATGGCACACCCGGCAAATAGTTCTAGATATGTCGTTCTAGAAGCAGCAGTTACAAATGTAGAATCTAATGAGTCAATTGAAGTTGAAATTAGACATCTACCTCCTGACACAGATAGTGTAAAACTTTTAAGAAAATCTGTTAGTAATGTTAATAGTCCTAATAAGATGCAAAAAATGGAATATGTCAGAGATCCTAATGATGATAATAGAGTCCAAATTAAAAAGCCTAGTTTAGATAGAATGGTTTCTTTTGTTGATAGAGGCGTTGTTGACGGTACCACTTATGAATATCGTGCTGAAATTCTTTTAAAAAGAGGTACAAAACATGTAAGTACTAATTGTATTAGAGAAAAATTTGAGGAAAAAACAGACATATTTAAGCCAAAATTGGGTGTGTCAGATCAAATAGAAAATAATGATTTAACAGTAAATATAAACAGCTTACAAAACGTATTTACAAACGTAGATTCTCTTAAAGCCTTAAGTGATCAACAAAAAATTAAAAGTGTTCCTGTTCTTAAATTAGAAAAAAGAAAAACAATAGCTGACGATTTAATTGACAAGCTATCAGCAAAAGGCGAAACATTTACCGAAGATCTAAAAAAGATTAAGCAAGCATCAAACGTACAAGGTGGCGCATCAATTACTTTAATTAATAAGACAGATGGTGGACGTTTTCATTTAGGGGACATTAAAGAAGGAGAACCTATAATAACTGGTAATCTTAATTTAGAAGGATCCTCAGTTAAAAAGAATTGCGAATATGCAATAAAAATTGAACCTTACGAAATATCAACAAAAGACACAATAGATAAAATATCTAAAGTTTTGTCTAATGCTAATAGTTTAGCAAATGCATCAGAAGTCGTTAATAAGTTTTCTTCAATAAGAAGATCAGCATTAGCAGATATTAAAAGAAGTAGCAGACAAAATGCTACTAGTCAAAAAGATCGATCTAAATTCTTTAGTAAGCGACGTTTAAAAAGAGGATCGATTGAACCAGCAGATCGCGCAAAATCTTTAGCTAAGTCCACAATTAAATCAGATTTTATTGATTTAGATTATACAGGAGATATTATCAATATTCCTTTCAATACCAATGTTAGAAGAGAATTTTCAGCTGTATTTGTTGATACATATGTGTCGCCTTATCACAATGTTATTTTAACGTTTAAAGTTGCAGGATCATTGCAGGATATAGACTTTATTATAATTAGTGCAAAAAAAGATGACGAGTATTATCCTGTAGGATCAGCACATTGTGATAAAGAAAATGAAATATATAATTTTTTAGATTATACAAATTCTGATTATTTAGGAAGAATTGAATATTATGCACAAGCTGTTTATGAGTCAGGTGAAATTGATACGCAACGTCATAAAATAGGCGAAGCAATATTAGTTAATAAATTTGATGATGAATTCTTAATTAAAAATAAAAAATAGGATAATATAAAATGGGCGGATTTAATTTAACGACCCTTGACAGCAATGTTAGTTTCCAACCTGGAAAATTAACAGTGTCAGGAATCAATGCTGAAGAAGAAGAAACAAATACTGCAGTTATTAGTAATACAGAAGTTGCATTAGAAACTAGTCCGGATCCTGCTTATGAACCACCTCCTACATCTTCAACATATGTTTCTCAAGAAGTAAAAGATTTAAACCCAGAAGTTGAACAAGATCCTTTTGACACTGTAGGGGAAACAGAAGAATTTTACAATGAAGTTGAAATCTACGACCCTCTAAACAAAGGAGGCGGAGAAAGTGCACGAAATCCAGCCAATATTCCTGATCCCGGAGCAATAGCAGATTACAAAGAAGAGCAAGAGGAAAAAGAACAAGAAGAAGAATCTGAAGAAGAATTAGACTTGCCTATAGATAAAGATGTAATACATGAGCAGCTAGGAATAACATTAGAAACATACTTAGAAGAAGTAGCACCAACTATTTATGACACAATACCAAATTCTAATGATACATATGATAGCACTTCTGATAATCCATCAAATACTACATACTATAGACTTAAAGAAAAGCTAAACGCTGAAGGGTTTAGCGAAGAATTTCCACAAGTTATTGGAATGACTGAATTTAAGCCTCTTTTTTCTTTTATAGAGGCAAATGATCCTAGATCAATATCAACTAGTGACTTAAGTAAAATTATTGAAAGTTTAGACTTGAAAGAAACACCCGCTAACAAACTTTTAGAAATTCAGACTCACGTAAAAAGAATATGCGGTAAAAATACACGGCAACTATTTAATATATTTAATAAAAGCTTTACTAATAACAGATATAAAAATAGTCCTTACACAAACGTACGGACGTTTATTAATGATTTAAATAATTTAGATCAAGAAACTAAGTTTATGAGAGATATTTCTTATAATTTTTTAGACGATACATTTTCTATTGAAGAGATTGTGCAATCTTTAAAAAACAATGGAAAGTCTAAAGGAACAAACATTGCTGTATTTATAAAAGGTAACTCTAATAATCCGTATGTGTTAGCTGTATTAAGATACTACATCTTAATAAATTTTGCAAAATCAATTATGAGTCTTTTGCAAAAAAAAATAGAAGGTAGAGGTTCTTTCTTAAATTCATTTTACGATGACGTTGTTGTTAATAGTGACATAGTTGATTCAGATCTCAAAAGAGTGTTTAACGACCTAGGGTTGTCAATTAATGATTTTAATAATTTTCTGTCAAATATATTTGTCCAAGATCTTCCTACAAGTGCGAATATTGCCAGGCTAGTTAAAGCAATACACGCAATTGGATCAGGGATGATTACTAGTAAAGAATATAAAATTTATAATAATGACAATTTAGACGAGGCAAACGGGCTAGTTGTTGAATCGATCAAATCTTTTTTAGATCATAGCAGAAAGATGAAGTATGAAAGTTTTTTAAAGCATGCTTACAATAATAACTCTTATACTACAAATAGCAGTTTAGAAGAATCACAAACTGATCCAACGTCAGCGATATCTATTCTTTCTCCTTACCTATTTGATAAGGAATTAGATATAAATAGTTATACACAAATTACGAGAGCACTTATTCCTTTAGTCTATGATATTAAAAATACTATAAGCTTTGGGAAAAATACCAATGATACAGACAATGACAAAGATAGTCAAATTAATTTGATCGAAAATCATTTACACCCAGATGGTATTAGTTCATCAGAAATTTATAACAATAAAAGCACAAATATCAATACTAGTAAAGATGTAATGAAATATTTCGACAAATCAATAGACATAAATTTTTCAACAGATCCAAACATAACAGAATCAATAATAAATACAACAGATTTTTCTAAATTAGTATATCAAAATCATGATGATAAAACAATTTTAATTGCAGATAACAATGGAATTATTCATAAAGATGAAACTAGTGCAATAGGAGATGACAACATTCAATCTCTGAGAGAATTTGCATTTTCATTGGATGATTTTTCAGGAGATAAAATTAATGACGTGTATTCACATGTCCAGTCTTCTGTTACAAACATGACTAAACAATTTAAAGATAATTATGCAGTTAAAAATCTGTCTGAATACTCTCATATACCCGAAGATTATTTTACTAATTTCTTTGATAATCTTGCTGAAATGATTCAAGATTTAAGATTTTTAAATACTACTTCAGATACTAGACTAATGGAAGCAATAGCATTAACTTATGCTGGTGTATCAAAAAAAATTAATAAGAAAACGTTTATAGCATCTTTAGTTTTGCATCATAATATAAAGTTAGGAGACGCACGTCAATTCTTTAACATGTATGCAGACAACTTGCTGGATTCTATGGTTGTTGCTGATGAATTAGTAGATACATTTATAAATAATGAGTCTTTTATTTCTAAATCAAATAATGGAAATGACTTTAGAGAAGCAGCATTGATTAAAGTGCACAATAAGCAAGCTTTTTATGGAGGAGAAATAAATACTAGTACAGAAGCTTCGACAGATTATTACGATTATGTACGAAGATCTGTTTTTGATTATCTTTTCACAAGATATTATGATAAATTAATACCTGGAACACAGCTCACAGTTGGGGGAGGAAATCAAGATGATGATGCAGGTGAACAGTCAAATTTAAATCAAGTATTTTTAGATGCTGTGTATAAAGATTTAAAGAAAGATAAAAAACGCACATATGATGGTGATGAAGGAAACTTAGAATATATATGGGATGCATCATCGGAAGATAAAACTCAAAAAATGGGCACACCAAAAACAATAGATTTAAGTGTACCTTCAAAATCTGATACAGAATATAATGTGGGAGGAAGCTGGACAGTAACAAAAATTAATCAGCCTTTTAAAAGAATGTTTAGTATTAGTGATGCAACGAACAATCAATTATTAAGACATTCATTTTCTTATGATGAAGAATTTATTAATAAATTTTCTGAATTGTCCAATTTTTTAAATATAGATGATTTTTTAAATAAAACTTCAGATATTGCATACGGATCAACATCACTTGCTCGAGCTTATTTGCTTCATTTCTTAACAGTAAGACTATTTGCAACATCTCTATCTTTTTGCTTTAAAACAACAGGACTGGGCGAGGAAAAAGATAAAGAAAAACATCAAAAAAAGAGAGTAATATCAATACATTACAATATTGATCAATTTAAAGCAATGTATGACGCACTAAAAGGATTAGATCCGGAACCGGCAAAGTATAATGACGAATCTAAACCGGTTTATAAATTAGTGTTTGATAACGTTAAAAAAATTAGAGATTTTGCTTTAGGACATGTAGAATTTCATGACAAAGGCATGGTCATTGCACTCTCAGCTTTTAATAAAATAGAAGGTTACTTTAAAAAAGTAAGAGATCAAAACAGAGTATCACAATCTGATGATAATCAAACTTTGACAGCATCTTCATATCTGAACTCTTTAACAGATGACTTACAAAATCACAAATTCTTTGATTATTACAATATTGATCAGTTTAAATTAAATGCTGTTAGTTTACTAAAAATAATGTATCCATCAAAAAATAATTTTTATCTACCAGGCGGTAAAGATATAACTGATAATCAAATAGCTTGTATGCGTAAATTTTTCTCTTATAATCAAGAATACTCACCAGGTCAAATCCCTAGAAAT